GGGAGTTTCGCTGGTATCCGAAGTGCAAGCTGATTGAAAACAGCGATTCCACCGAGACATCCGAGGACAGCCACAAGGATCAGAATGAATCCGTAACCATCCGGGCCTATGGAATCAATGACAATGGCAACACTTACGTCCGGGCTATTACAAGCGAGACCGGTATGGCCGGCATGACAGCCGCTGCCTTCTTCGCCGCTCCGCTGCTGACCATTGCCGCCGTCAAGGATGCGTTGCCGTCCGGAGCATCCTCATAAATCCCAAACATCAAATAAGCAATGAAAAGCCGTGAGGTGAATTAGTATGCAGAATTTTGAGAACAACACAGGGGCGGAGAAATCCGCTCCTGAATTCGTATTAAGAGATTTGAAGGCAATGGATGTCTGGCAGCTGGTCAGGATCCTGACGAAGCTGGGGCTGAAAGACCTGAGAAAAAACATCAATCCCGACCTGCTGAAGGCCGCCGACTGGAAAGAGCCGACCATGATTGACCCGGAGGGCAACGAGGTGCCGCTTCCAAGGGAGAAGTGGACGGAAAGGCAGATTGATGCGGAAATGGCTGCAGAAATGGCCAATGATGAACTGCTGTGGTCTATCCTGGACATCCTTATGAGTAACATTGAAAACTGCGAGCATGATGTTAATAAGCTTCTTGCTATGGGAACCGGGACAAGTCCGGAGGCTATCCGGGAGATGGATGCCAACGACTATATGACTCTTATAGTAACTTACGTCACGAGAGAGGGCTTTCGTGATTTTTTTATGCATGCCTGGAAATTGCTGCAGGGGGCATCGAGTTTGAAGAAATCCTCTGGCGCCGCTATAGCGGCCTTAACACGCTGATTGAGATTCAGCTGGCCAAAGGGAGCCTTAAAGATTTCATGACGGCAGCAGCCCAATATGAGGCGGAAGAAAAGAAGTGGCAGTTTTTCCTTGCAAAGGTATACGATCAAAGCTTCGTAGAGTGGAAGGAGGGGTTAAATGGCTGATGATTTGAAGCGAGTCGGTATAAAGCTGACGGCAGAAGGTGCTCGTGATTTCAAAACAGAATTGAAAGAATGCACGGCGGCAACTAAGGAAAACTACTCGGAGCTGAAGCTGGCTCAGTCACAATATGATAAGAACACCACCGCCACCAAGAAGCTGCAGGATCGTCAAAAATACCTTGCGAATCAGTCGGATGTCTACAAAGACAAGGTTAAGATTCTGAATACACAGCTTGACGAGATGGAAAAGGCGGAGAACCGTGACGAGATCGCCATCTCCAAGAAAAGGGCAGAGCTTAATCAGGCCCAGGCTAAGCTCAATGAATATGAAAAAAGCCTGAAAGATGTCAACGAGCAGTTAGAAGGGCATGACTCCAAGTTAAAAGAATGGGGCGGAAAATTACAGGACGCCGGAACCAAGCTGGGTAACGTCAGCGACAAAATGAAAGACACCGGCAAGACCATGACAACTCATGTCACGGCTCCGATCGTGGCCGGTGGCGTTGCGGCAGTCGCTGCCTTTAATGAGGTCGATGGAGCGGCCGATATTCTTATCCAGAAGACGGGGGCACAGGGCAAGGCTTTCGAGGACATGAAAACAATCATGGAGGACATCGCCACCACAATCCCGACCGATTTTGAAACAGCTGCCAATGCGGTCGGCGAAGTCAATACCCGATTCGGAGTGACGGGCCAGCAGCTTCAGGACTTGTCGACAAAATATATTGAGTTTTCGACACTCAACAATGTTGACGTGCCCTCATCCATTGACAACACCCAGAAGGCTCTGGCGGCCTTTGGTCTGGATGCTAATTCTGCCGGCATGCTTCTGGATGTCCTGAATAAAACAGGCCAGAACACCGGCGTATCCATGGAAGCCCTGACAAGCGGCCTTATTCAGAACGGCGCTGCATTCCAGGAGATGGGTCTGTCCATTGACCAGGCCACGGTATTCATGGGCCAGATGGAGACATCCGGAGCCAATTCAGAGACCGTCATGCAGGGCTTAAGAAAGGCCCTGAAAAACGCCACGGAAGACGGCATTCCGCTGAATCAGGCTCTGCAGGATTTGCAGAGCACAATTGCCAATGGCAAAGGTGGTGTGGACGGTCTGACGGCGGCTTATGACCTTTTCGGCAAGTCCGGCGATCAGATTTATGCGGCGGTAAGGAACGGTACTCTGGATTTTACTCAGCTGGCAAGCAGTCAGAACATTTTGAAAAATTCAACCGACTCAGTCAGCAAATCCTATCAGGATACCGTGGATCCTATAGACGAGATGAAGATGGCCATGAATGACGCTAAGGTGATCGGAGCTGATATTGTCACTACGGCCATGCCCATGATCCGGGATGCTCTGGAAGGCCTCAGAAACCTTTTGAAGGACTTAAAGGAATGGTGGAACGGCCTGAGCGAGGGCGAACAGGATAATATCCTGAAATTTATCGCCATTGCGGCGGTGGCGGGTCCGGTAATAAGCGTCTTAGCGTCGTTGATTGGAATTATCAGTGGGGTCTCCACAGCACTCGGTTTTTTGACCACAACAACAATAACTTTTGAGGGAGTAGCCTTTCCAATCATAGCCGTTATTGCCGCTATTGCGGCAGCAATCACTGCGGTTGTCCTTGTCATTAAGAACTGGGGCAAGATCACTGAATGGCTGGGTGGTATCTGGGAAGGCATCAAGAATCTGGCCGGAACGGTCTGGAACGGTATCACATCCATTGTCGGCGGTGCGGTTGACGGCGTTAAGAGCGTGGTCGGAAAAGCCTGGGACGGCATCAAATCCGTAACAGGAACCGTCTTCGGAGCCGTGAAAGATACCGTTACCGGTGCCTTCAGTAAAGCAAAAGACTTTGTCGGCGGTGCTGTGGATAAGATAAAAAGCGGTGTCGGGAAGGCGTGGGACGGCATCAAAAGCAAGACAGGCGAAGCCTTCGGCAAGGTAAAAGATTTCATTGTCGATAACTTCAACAAGTCCAACGAGGCCCGAGCGCAAATCCTTGGGAAAATCAAGGATGGTATAAGCACCGCATGGGATTCCATTAAGACAAAGACCGGTCAGGCCTTTGGTGCGGTGAAGAATTTCATCGTTGACAACTTTAATAAATCCAATCAGGCCCGGTCGCAAATTATCGGCAAAATAAAAGATGGAATCAGCTCTGCATGGGATTCTATCAAGAGTAAGACGAGTCAGGCGTTCGGCAAGGTCAAGGATTTCGTCACAAACCACTTAAAAACCGCCGCTCAGAACAATCAGAAATACACAAGTGCCATATCCAGTAAGCTGGGGAGCGCATGGGACTCCATTAGGAGTAAAACCGGGTCAACCTTCAGTAATATTAAGGAGACCATGAGCGGGCTTATGGGCGGCGCCAGAGACAAAGTTAAGGGAGCTATTGACAAGATCAGGGGCTTCTTCAATTTCAAATGGAGCCTTCCGAAGATCAAACTCCCCCACTTCAAGAAGAAGGGTAAATTCTCGCTGAATCCGCCACAGGTCCCGAGCTTCTCGGTGGAGTGGTATGCAAAGGCCTATGACAGGGCTGCCTACTATACCAATCCGACCATCAGAGAGGATGGGCGGGGTTTTGGTGACCGTCAGGGCGGTGAATTTGCTGTTGGCGAAAGACATCTGCAGCAGGCTGTCAGAAACGGCGTGGCAGCGGCCAGCAGAAATGTCAATAACAAAAACGTAACCATCAATATTACCGTGAACGGTTCACCCGGTCAGGATGTCATGGAGTTGGCCCAGATTGTTGCCGACAAGATTAAGAACGCTTATGAAAGGGAGGATGCCGTATGGGCTTAAAGTCTTTCTTTACTTACGATGGAAAAAGCTCAGAAGAATTCAATATCGTTATTGATAAATCCGGCGTCTTCCATGCGGCGGAGCGTGATTATACATCACAGGATATCCCCGGGCGGAACGGGGAGCTGACCATCGACAACGGGCGATATAAGAACCTGACTATATCCTACGAGTGCTCTATCGGCCGGAGCTTCCGGCACAACATGGATTACTTTTTCCAGTGGCTCATGTCAAAGAAGGGATATCACCGGCTGGAGGACAGTCTTCAGCCGGGTTATTTTCGCATGGCAAGGGTGGCGTCCGCTCCGGATCCGAGCACGCACACAAGATATCTTGGTGGCAAATTCAGCATTGATTTCGACTGCAAGCCCCAGCGATGGCTAAAAGAAGGTGAAAAGGAAATCACACTTGCGGCCACCAACACGATTCACAATCCCACTTTTTATGATGCTATGCCGGTTATGGAGATTACAGGCAGCGGCACCATAGGAATTAACTCAGAGACGATAACCATAGCAGCTCACACGGGTATTCTGGTGCTTGATTTCGAAATTGGAGACGCCTATGAGAGCCTTGCCCATTCAAATTATAACCAGTATGTAACCTTAACATCTGATGATTTCCCGGCCCTGGTTCCGGGCGTCAACAACATCACGAAAACAAGCGGCCTGACCGCAACCATGAAACCGAGGTGGTGGACCATATGAAACCGATACTTTACGAAGCAGGAGAGACGAATTTCACCACTAACGGGCTTGGAAGGCTGTCCGATGCTACCGAGTGCACGGTTACGGAAGAAAGAAACGGTTCCTACGAGCTTTATATGCGTTATCCGCTCGAAGGGATTCATTTTGAAGATCTGGCACTGTCCAGATTGATCTATGCCATCCCTGCGGACGGCAAAGGGCCTCAGCCCTTCTGGATCTACTATATCAGCAAACCCATGGACGGGATCTGCGAGATTAAGGCGGAGCATATCAGCTACCAGCTTTCACATATCCCCGTGGAGCCCTTCGAGGCATCCACTGTATCCGCCGCCCTTCTGGGATTTACCCAGCACGCCGCCGAAACGTGTCCATTCACCTTCTGGACGGACAAGAGCACGGCCGCACCTTTCAGCATCGATGTCCCTTCATCCATCCGATCTAGGCTGGGTGGCACGCAGGGAAGCATCCTTGATGTTTATGGCGGCGAATATGAATTCGATGGATATACCGTCAAGCTTCATAATGCGAGGGGCCAGAACCGGGGTGTTACTCTCCGGTATGGTAAGAATATCACGGATATAAGTCAGGAAGAGAATATCCAGAACACTTATACCGGGGTTATGCCCTACTGGAAAGGAAACGACGCAGATACAAGTACGGAAGTTGTCGTTATGCTGCCGGAAAAGGTTCTTCATTCATCGAGGGCGGGTAATTTTCCCTATCAAAGGACGATCCCGTTAGACTTATCATCCGAATTCCAGGAACAGCCGACCGAGGCTCAGCTCCGGGCACGTGCTCAGGCCTACATGACAGCCAATGACATCGGGATCCCGAGCGTATCCATCAAGGTATCCTTCCTTGCCCTCTGGCAGACGGAAGAATATAAGGATATCGCCAATCTGGAAAGAGTGAACCTGTGCGACACGGTCAATGTCTACTTCCCGAAGCTGGACATCACCGCGACTTCCAAAGTAGTCAAGACAGAGTATGATGTTCTGAATGAGCGATACAACTCTATCGAGCTGGGAGATGCACGGTCAACGCTGGCGTCGTCTATCAAACAGGACATCACAGCCGAGACGGTCGCAGCTACGGCTAATTTACCGAGAAAAAGCGAAATGCAGCAGGCTATAGACAGGGCAACAAGCCTGATTACAGGCGGTCTTGGTGGTCATGTGGTATTTACCTTAAATGCTGACGGAGAGCCTCAGGAAATCCTGATTATGGATACCGATGACATTCAAACAGCGGTTAATGTGATCCGGGGGAACTTAGCAGGTATTGGCCTTTCCAGGAACGGTTATACCGGTCCCTATACAACTGCCTGGACCATAGACGGGCATTTCGTAGCCGATTTTATTGACACGGGAACCCTTACCGCCAACCTGATCAAGGCGGGATTGCTTCAGGATGCGGCAGGAAAAAACACGATAAACATGGTTACCGGCGATGCGACGCTGAAAGGCACTATCAACGCAGATGTACTGAATGCAAGTACAAGCGGAAAGATCGGCAATTTTAATATAGCTTCAACCGAGTTAAAGTATAAGGTTCCGCCCAGATATTCAAGTCAGACCATCAATCAGGTTATATACCCGACCAATGTACTTGATGGATGCGTCTACATGGGCGAAAAGGGCATTCAGACATATGATGATAATTATAGTGCACAAAACAACAAGCAAGGGGTTGCAATAGCCGGAAGAAGAATAATATTTTTTGATGTATCATTAAATCATGTTGATATTTCTGCTTCTCCCGGTGGTGGATATATCAATTTGCCCGGAGCGAGGTTTAGCAGTGAAGAAACTCACCTGCTTGGTGATCTTACTGTTGATGGTGATCTTGTTGTTATAGGTGACGATAAGGACCGAGTTGTCCAGACAAAAGATTATGGCGTCCGTAAAATCAACGCCTACGAAACTGCATCACCTATGTTTGGAGATGTTGGAAGCGGGATCATTGAAGAAGACGGATTATGCCATATTGCAATAGATCCGATACTTTTAGAAACAATCTCTACAAAGAATTATTATGTCTTTCTCCAGAAGGAAGGTGATGGAGAATGTTTCGTAAAAGAAAAGACACTGAGTTATTTTGTGATCCAGGGATCTCCCGGTCTCTCATTTTCATGGGAGATTAAGGCGAAACAGATCGACAACCTTAATAAGCGACTCGAGCGATTTGAAGAGAAAGCCAGAACAGACAATGAGCTTAACTATGCTGAGTTGGCATCCGCTCATATTGAAAACATAAAAGTAGAAAGGGGCGTAGTCGCATGAGAATAGTAACATCTTTTACTCTTTTTAATGATGCTGTGGGAATGAGGATTAGTATCACATATTCTGAAATTGATACAGAAACAGGGACAGTGATTTCGGACAACAACCGTATTGATCGGCTAATAACTGATGACGATGTGCTTGCCACAGTAAATGAGCTGAAGAAATCTGCCCAGGCCTTTGTTGATGCTTTGGAGGGATAAAACCTATGTCAATCACCAAAACAAACAAACTAAACATGACAGGCGGCGCCGTCCCTCTGGTCATACACCTGTCCCAGTATGATGCGGATTTTACTCTGATTTTTGACCTGTATAATACAGACGGCACATTTACCATCGAGAGCGGCACAACGGTAGAAATTAAGGGGACAAAAGCATCTGGCACAGGATACTCTGCTACCGCTACCCTTGACATATCCAACAAAAGAGTTACTGTCACGGGCAATGCCCAGATGACGGCAGTTAAAGGAAGAAATATTTATGAGTTAAGCTTGATTAAGTCAGATAAGCGACTTCATACGGCAAATTTTATTCTCGAAGTAGAGCCTGCGGCATTGGATGCAGATACAATTACAGATGAATCTGTATTGAAAGAACTCAATGCTATTATAGAAAGTGCTGAAACAGCTACGGAAGCGGCAGAAACAGCTACGGAAGCGGCACAAAATGCAGAAGCGGCGGCTGAAATCTTTGATACCGCATTTCCTTTTACAAACGATGCAAAAATTGCTTTATTAGATTGTTTAAGGCATCTCGCATGGATAGACGAAGACGGTCAGAATTATTATGATGCATTTAATTCTGCCTTATCTCCAAAGCGTGTATCTTCTATCAGCGCTACGTTTGTTCAGGGACAAGCAGTTATATATTCCAGTGATGATTTAGATGTATTAAGACCATATCTTACTGTAACAGCCACATACGAAGATCAATCATCTGCGGTGGTTTACGGCTACTCTTTAACTGGTACTTTAGAAGTTGGAACAAGTATCATAATTGCATCTTACGGCGGAAAGACTACCACATTTATGGTAAATGTATCCAGGCCATATTGGGATTATGAGTGGTATGCGTCGTCAAATGAATTACCAGACGGTATAATTTATAGAACTTACAACTTTACAGATAATCCAGGTTTTTTGACTATTGATAATGCCAATTTGGTATTTGAAACTGGTGATTGCGAACTATATGTTAAGTGTAAGTCTCAGATTATGCAAAATAGATATGGTATCCCTCAATTAATTGTTATAAATACGGATGGTTACGGTGCAAGGGTTATAATGAACAATAATTCCACTTATCATCCATACTTTGCTTTCCCACCGAATTCCGGCTTGGATGATAGCCTCGATTGTCGACAAGAAATCGAATATACAATTAAATGCGAAAACGGAGTGTTTGAGGCATATGTTAATGGTGCTTTAATAAAAACGGGTTCAGGTATTCAATCTCAGTATAACGTCTTTTGCGGTATAGCGGGTAATCCTGCTAACGAAAGTGATCAAGGCGGGTCTATATCAAGACTAATTGTCTCAGAAATCAAGTATAGAAAGATTCAGTAGAAAGTGGTGGGGCGTATGAGTGTTTTTAACATCAGCGGAGAGCCGTTTTATGCCGCTTATGATCAACAGGCCGTAAACTTATCGAATGCTTATGACATAAAAAAGAATACACTTCTTAATGACCCTTATATTCCGGGCAGGCTGTTACTGTTTGAAGATTCTTTTATGTTGGATGAAATCAATGAAAACAACTGGCAGTATAAGTTTGGAGCATATTCTGGTGAAATACCGTTCTTTCGTGCAAAAAATGTTACTGTGAAAAATTCTAGTTTAGTTATCACTGCTAAAAAAGAAGAATATTTGGGACACCAATGGACTGCGGGAGAAATAATAAGTTGTGGTATTCGTGCATGGATGTTCGGACGGTTTGAAGCAAAGATAAAATTTCCTGGAGAAATTGGGTCATTCCCGGCTTTTTGGTGTATGGGGTACAGTGCGAGGGAGTCTTTTGTAAAGGATGATGGAACAAGCGATTATCGTGGACAGACAGATGGTGGTGTTTACACTCAATGGCCTGTCTGTGGTGAGATTGACATAACAGAGGGCATTCCAGGAAATACTTCAAAGCCACCTTGTAATTTATGGGGTAGTGACGGCAATTCCTTAGGAAGCACGCCTTTTAGTCGGAGCATCGACACAAAGGAGTGGCATATATATGCTATGGAATGGACACCAGAATATATAGCCATGTTTATTGATGATGTAGAGTATAAAAGATGGGTATTCTCCGACTATAATTACAACATTATTAAAGCATATGTAACTGAACCGATGTCGATTCTTGTTGACCTTACAGTAGGATCATCAGGTGGTTCAATCCCGTCTTCCGCAACAGAATATAAAATGTATGTCGATTGGGTTCGTGTGTATGCTCCAGAAAATGTACAACAAAAAATAGAGCCACAAGAAGTTATACTTCCGAATGTGCTGAGATTAAAAAAGGGGTATCGTAACTTTATTACCCCAAAGTTTATTCCGTTTAATACGTCAGAACATCATGTCACATGGGAATCCGAAAATTCAAACATAGCATGGGCAGACAACAAATGTTGGATTTACGGGGACAATTATGGGACTACAAAAATTTATGCAATAGCAGACAACGAGGTAAAAGGCGAAATGATCGTAACAGTTGTTGATGAACTATAGTTAATAGGAGAATATATGAATACAATCAAAACCAAATCAGACAAATACCCAAGACGGGTAACGTTCAATAATGGACGGTCTTCACCTGTCCCGAACCAAAAAAAATTCAAAAACGATTTTATCCGAAATCATGGCTGCTCTTTAGCGGCCTTTTATATTGCCCTGAGATTCTCCGGAAAGAAGGAAAAGATGAATGCCTTGCTAAAGTGGAGCAGATCACACCTGAAGGGACATATGAAAGCAAAACTTACGATCAAAGGCGTGGCGAAGGGCCTGAATAAGAAGGCAGGCCGCAAGGTCACCACCTACCACCGAATTGCCAACCTGTCAAAGATTAACAAGGCTCTGGATTCCGGCCACCTGGTCCTGCTGGAGACGGGCGACCCGATACACACAAATGTACTTTACAGATCAAAGCCCAAGCATACCTATCATCTTGACCATGGCAATGTAAAAAAGATTAACACGGCGAAGATGGTCAAGAGAGCAACGAAGTCCGCAACATATCGCGGATGGGTAGACGTGAGGGGGTGATGGCCATGATACAGATCCAGGATGTGATCTCATTATTTCTGACCTTTTGCGGAGGCGTATCGATTATAGGAGCAGCAGTCGTGTATATCGCCAAAGCAATTGGATGGATCAAAAGGCCCGAGACAAAACAAAACGAGATTCTGCAGGATCATGAAAAAAGGATATGCGAGTTGGAAGCAAAAGCAGACAATGACTACGAAGACATAAAAACACTGCAAAAAGAAGTCAAGATGGTACTAAAAGCCGTTGTGGAAATCATGAAACACGAAGTTGATGGTAATCACACAGCAAGCCTGCAGAAAGTCCAAGAAGACATCGAAGATTATCTGCTCAAGAAATGAGGTGAATGACATGGCTGAATTTAACAGGGAATGGATAAGGGCAGCGGGGATCCGCGCCATCAAGACAGTTGCTCAGACAGCAGTGGCCACGATCGGAACCGCTGCAGTAATGCAGGATGTGAATTGGATCATGGTGCTGTCGGCTTCGATCCTGGCGGGAATCCTGTCTATGTTGACCAGCGTGGCAGGCATTCCAGAGGTTGGAGAGGTTTGTGTGAAAGATCATGAGCCGGATGAGGCACTGTACTATGAGGACGATGACGAGCTGGAGGATGAGGATGAAGATATCGCAGAAGGGGATCAAATTAATTAAGGAATTTGAAGGATGTTATTTGAAAGCCTATCAGGATTCTGGTGGGGTCTGGACCATAGGCTGGGGTATCACAAATGCAGACAAGGCGATAACCGGAACCACAGTTAAGGACGGCCTGAAGATCACGCAGGCCACGGCAGAGCAATGGCTGAAAGAATCGCTGGACAAGATCTATGCTCCAAAAGTCATGAAGTATGATCCGATTTACCACTGGGGTCAAAATCAGTTTGATGCTATGGTATCTTTTTGTTATAATATCGGAAGCATCGACAAGCTGACGGCTGGCGGCACAAGATCCATCAAGACCATCGCCGAAAAGATTCTTGCCTATAACAAGGAAGGGGGCAAGGTCCTCAAAGGACTCCAGCGTCGGAGACAGGCAGAACATGATCTGTTTGTGACGCCGGTGGCAAAACAGGGATATCCGGGTACGTTTCCGGCCCTGCCCCCGAGGGGATATTTCAAATATGGGGACGGTTATATTCAGCTCCGCAACTACACCACCCAGATTAAGCGTGTCCAGAGCGTTGTTAACTGGGTGATGGGCTTCAGCCTTGCTGTTGATGGCGAATACGGACAAAAGACCGACAAGGCTGTCACGCAGCTTCAGAAGCGGTTTGGGCTGAATCCCAACGGCTGTTATGGAGAGAAGTGTCAGAAGGCATGTAAGGCATATAAAAAATAATGTATGACATAAAATATGACACAAGGGCTTGAATAGCCTTTGTTTGAGCGATTCTTGAACGGGTTCAAGTCCCGTATGCTCCAGAAACCGGGGAACGGCTTAAATAGCTGTTCCCCTTTTATTTATGCGCTCTAACGCCATTTGAAGTTATAATGAAATTATCAAAAATTATAATGAAAATAGCGAAAAATATGACACGAGATGACACGAAATATGACACGAAAATCAGACAAACTTTTCAAAATATCCATCAATCAGATCATCCACTTTTTGCCTTTCTTCTGAGAAAATTTCCGTATAAACATTTTTCATAACATGGTCCGACTTCCACCCGCCTCTTTCCTGTGCATAGACATCCGGGACCCTCAGCATGGCCATGACAGACGCATTGATATGTCTGAGGTCGTGAAAAGTGATCTCCGGAAGGCCAGCATCCCTCATGCACTTCTTAAAGTTCTTCAGGATCACAGACGGAGACATGGGAACCAGGACATCGCCCTCGACCTGATCCACCAGCTCTCTGATCCGGGCCGGCATCCGGTGCCGTCGGTTCCGGTTCTCGTTTTTTGCCATCTCTTTTGTCACATCGATCCCGTCCACTTTTACCATAACCTCGCGGATGGTTATATAATCTCCGTCAATGCTCTTGCTCTTGGTCAGGCCACGGATCTCTGACATGGTAAAAGACAGCCACATGGCAAGAAGGACGGGAAGCTCGATTCTGGAGCCTTTGACCGCCTGATAGATCTGTTCGGGGGAGGGGAGCTGCCTCCGGATCTTTCTCGGGACAGACGGCAAACGGACATTGTATGTCCGGTCGGGTTGATACTGCTTGAGGGTGGAACTGATCAGGCCGTAAGCGTTGCGGACGGTCTTTGGTGACATCCTGCCATGCCTTTTCTCGGTGGTGCGTCCCAATTCGTCATTAACGGCCTTCTGGAGGGTAGTGCTGGTCAGTTTATCCATCGGTTCATCCATAAGGCTCTGGAAGCATTTACGGCGGTTATACTCGTATCCCTGTATAGTAGTGGGAGAGAGCACGGGGCGTTTGAGCTCGATATAATGGTCAATGGCTTCGCCTAATGTCCAGCGGGAGGAATCATTTTCAATCTGCTTATTCATGACAAACTCCGCTGCCATGTATTCCGCTTCTTTTTTAGTCGGGGCTGTGAATGATCTGTAATGCTTGCGTCCGTCCGGGTCCGTGTGGGAGTAGGCACGGCACCGCCAGCTTCCAGATGCGAGTTTTTTAGCTTTGGCCATAAAAAATCCCTTCCTTTCGTCTAAAAATGGGTGACTTTAAGAAGGGCACGTGCTACAATATAAAGTGCTTTTGGGGTTTGTATCACATGCCCTTTCCCTCATCCTGTTGGCGCAGGGTGGGGGAGTTTTTTATTTATTGACATTTTTGACAAGGTTCCCACCCGTCTTCTATCAATTCATCATATGTTTTTGTGCTGTCCAGTCTGTTCTTTGGAAGAATCTCGTCAACGCTGGAACATCCAGGTTTATGAAACTTACCTGTGCTAGTATTAATAACGAATGTTATTTTAGGCTCGGTGGCCTCCGTAGTCTCTTGTGTGGTGTCTGGCTTCGTTGGGTATGTGGCTGTTCCATTAACGATCATATCAATATCAGTACTTGCCAGTTCAACATACGCTTGGACGTCCGCAGAGTTCGGATCCGCTCCATCTTCATAAACAGGGCGGATCGCTTTTACAGCGTTGTATCCAAGATCACCGGCTGTATAATCTTTCCCATAGTGAAAATAGAGCAGATATGCATTTGCGAGCACTTGCTCCATCATATTTCTATCATCAAAACATGTTCCGAGATTTGTATTAACGAAATTAGCAGCATTATTTAGATCTTCTTTTGAAGCGTTCTTAGCATTTTTCTTAGCGTTCGATTTAATTTCCAAAGATTTATCTTTAGCTGCCTTGCTATCAATAGTCGGTTCGGTGGCAGTTTCAGTTATCGCTTCGATCGGGGCCGGCAATGTTGTAGCCTCTGCGACTATAGTTGTCGCTTCTGGTTTAGAACGGCTTGCGGTATTGCTATCATCATTTCCTCCAAACAACAGAGAGCAACCACCGATAAGGGCCAGCGCACTAACTATGGTGATTAGGCATCCTTTCTTTTTTGATTTGCCAGATGTAACTACTTCTGCAGCGTCTTCAGCAGAGATAGTAGTCTTTTTGTAGATCTTGTTCTTGAAAGCTCTTTCCGGATCCTTCGCATATCCCATACCTTTCTTTCCATAAACAGGGTTGACAGACTTTTTTACAGCCCTTTTAGCCTTTCCTGTTGTTCTGGATTTCACACGCTTTTTAATATTGGGCTTTCGGACTCCAATCTTCATTTCAGCCTCCTTTCGATGGGTATTATATTGACCTATTCTTTTTAACGATGTGCGTAGTATTCTATTTCCTGTATGTCTGCTTTGTAAAAATCATCATTATCATCATGATCCAGTTCATGCATGTATGCCTTCAGCCTTCGCTCATGGCTGTCCCTGGAATTGAGGAATACCGTAATGCTTCCGTCATGGTTCAAGACAGAGGCACCATGCATGCCGTATTCCATGTTGATTATCTGTACATTGATGTCTCTTTTCAATCCGTCCAATCCTCCGGGAATTCTTCTGGATGCTCAAGGCGGTACATATCACGGAAGGTCTGCATCTGTCTGGTAAACCGCTCCGGAGTCATATTCTTTTTCATGTCAAAGAGCATACGCATGTCCTTGTCCTCAAACATCTCCTGTGCTAATCTTGCGGTCTCTGCATTCTCATAATACTCTTTTTGGTGTCCAATAAAACGGACATCATTATCGTCAACATTTCCCATCAATTCTCCGGGCGTAACATTTAGCGCATTTGCAAATAATATAATCTTGCTTTGAGGAAGGTCTACGCCTCCGCGTTCAATTTTTGCAATAGAAGAACGGTCATTATATCCTGTTCTTTTTGCCAGTTCCGCTTGTGACATTCCCATCTCTGTCCTATATTTTCTGATATTTTTATATAATTCCAGCATGACCATTCCCCCTCTCATGGTGCTGTTATTCACACAATGTATCTAAAGAATAACAAAAAAGTGCTTGACAGTCAACAAAAGTGATGATATTGTAAGAAAGTGAATTAAAATCACATATCATAAGAGAAGGAGGTGACGTCGTGACAAGAGGAGAGGATCTGAGAAAGCTAATTGATGATTCTGGTGTTTCGATTGTGTTTCTTGCAGATAAACTTGGATGTTCCAGAAACAGAATCTACGCAATTATCGCTGGTTCTGAGTGCAATGCATCGGAAATCGCAGGATTATCGAAGTGGCTTCACATGACAAATGAACAGAGAGACTATATTTTTTTGAGCGAAAGCGTGAATTAAATTCACTACTTAGAGGGAAACGATAATCATGACCGTATCAGAATTAAGTTAAAGGAGAAGAAAAAGTGGATGAAATAAAGGCAAAGAAACAGAGGGAAGAGATATTAAAAGCCCTTAAGGAACTTCACAAAAAATTATGGAGAACTGAGAATCTGGCGACAGCTGCCGTGCTCATCTCTGTACTGGCCTGCCTGATCCAGGTTCTCAAAATGCTCCTATAGCATTAAGAAGTGCCAATAAAGAAATCAAAAGAGAGAGAACAGACAGAGCTTTAGAGAAGGTGGAATCTTTCTCGGCCTTGGCAAGCTGTTCTTTGTACATATTGATTTCTTTTTCGTACAGTTCATAATTCTTGGCCTGCAGATCAAGCTCCTTTTTATAAAGGTCGAGATCTTTTTCCAGGCATTTAACCTGGTTGGCAAATTGCTTTTTGATGTCCTGAAGATTTGTTTCAGTTGAAGAAATCCGATGGTAATCAGTCATAAGAGAACCCTTTCTTTAACAGTAATATCTACAGCTTATATGAAGATTATATCACATTACAGGAGGTGAACCCATGAACAAAATAAGAATACACAAGAATATCCCGGCCGGCGAGGAGGTCTGGACCGGCATCCCGGGACAATATGTATCAGCTCCGGAAGCCCCCGGGACATACTCTTTCGTAGAGGTGTGCCATGAGGACGAATGGGGTCAGCTTATCCACGATTACTTTACCTGGGAAAGGGAGTGATCCGGATGCTCATGTCCCGGTCCGAGTTAATCGGACGTGAAATCAGGGCCGGAACCGCCCGGCTGAAGCTGAGTCAGGCTGAGGTCGCCGTGAGACTGCACATGTCCATTGCGACCTACAACAAAAGGCTTAACAACCCGGGCGAGTTCAAGCTGGATGAATTAGTGAAGCTGGAGAAGGAATTGAAAATCGAATTGTTAAATCCAGCTTTAAAAAACTAAAGAAAATCTTTAAAAACTCAAATAAAAACTAAAAAGGAAGGTGACGAATGTTTAACAAGAAAAAGAAAACAGAGGCCCTCACAAGCCCCGAAAAGATCTACCAGTTCGACTACATGGTCGAATTCCTGGACGGGACGCTGGAAGCCCGTACGGGCGAAGTCAGGGCAATTCACTTCGCCAACGCTGTAGACAGGGCCATGGCCCTGATTGAAACAAGGACGGAAGCAGATGAGTACATCAAGGGCTCCGTGCTGTATGGAATCAATCTGGATGAGGAGGAATATGTGATATGAAAATGGCAGATAAGATCGGGATCTTTATATCAGGGATGGCAGCCGTCCCTTTTGTGTGGATGGTTGCAAGCTGGGTCAACGTCGTGGCCCACAATACCACAGATTACTGTTATGCGTGGTGGAACGCGTACGTGGTTTTATTTCAGTAGGAGGTAAGGATGCGGATAGTATCCGAAGAAGAAGTAAAGGAAATGCCGATCAATGCCATCGTCTACCAGAGGAAGAATAATTACTGGAGACGGAGCAAGTACAGATTGATACAGATGCATGGATTGAAACTTTTGCAGAACATTCATACCCGGGCTTTGCTCACGATCAAGAAAAGACCAGCCTGGCACTATGAAGTTGATGAATAAAGCGCCGGAGGTAAAAACCTGACCGACGCCCAAAAACACACACTTAATTATATATGATGACAAGAAAGGAATCAAATAAAAAATGACGATGAAGATCAATCGGTTGGAGATTGAGAATGTAAAGAGGATCAAGGCGGTTACCCTGATACCCTCTGAGAATGGTCTCACCATTATCGGTGGTAACAATGGACAGGGGAAGACGTCGGTCCTTGATTCCATTGCCTGGGCTCTGGGCGGGGAAAACTATCGTCCATCCAATGCGAAGCGGGACGGATCTGTCACCCCTCCAAACCTGAAAATAGTTATGAATAATGGTCTGGTGGTCGAGAGAAAAGGTAAGAACAGTTCCCTGAAGGTAACGGATCCGACAGGAAAGAAGGCCGGACAGACTCTTCTGAATGAATTTGTAGAGGGATTGGCTATCAACCTGCCAAGATTTATGAATTCATCCAATAAGGAAAAATGCAATACACTTTTGCAGATTCTTGGAGTTGGTGACAAGCTGGCGGTATTAGAGCTTGAAGAAAAAGACCTGTATAACCATCGAAGGGCAATTGGCCAGATCGCTGACCAGAAAGAAAAGTTTGCCAAAGAACAAGTCTATTATCCGGACGTCCCAAAGGAGCCGGTGTCTCCGTCTGATCTCATCAGACAACAGCAGGATATCCTGGCCAGGAATGGAGAGAACCAGCGAATAAGAGAACATGCCAATCAGATTGAAAACAAGGTGCATGACCTGGAAAAGAAGCTGTCACTCCTGCATGGCCAGGCGGCAGAGATCGAGCGGAAACTAAAAGAAACGATTGATGCTTATAACCAGGCTTGTGAACAAAAAGAAATTGCTTTTGCAGATGCTTCCGTTCTCCAGGATGAGTCTACTGCCGAACTGGAGGAATCGATTCGTAATATTGATGAAATCAACCGGAAGGTCCGGGCAAATCTGGATAAGGAAAAAGCAGAAGAAGATGCGCAGGAATATCGTGATCAATACGATAAGTTAACCCATAAGCTTGAAAATATCCGGAAAGCAAAAACAGATCTGTTAAATAATGCAGACCTTCCACTTCCGGGATTATCAGTTGCAGACGGGGAGCTGACCTATAAAGGACAGAAGTGGGACAACATGTCCGGATCAGAACAGCTTCATGTATCCGCTGCCATTGTCCGGAAACTCAATCCTGAGTGTGGTTTTATCTTACTGGATAAGCTGGAACAGCTGGACCTTACTACCCTGAAAGAATTTGGCGAATGGCTTGAGCGTGAGAATCTGCAGGCTATTGCGACCAGGGTATCCACCGGCCCCGAGTGCAGCATCATCATCGAAGATGGTTATGTGATGGATGTGCCGCCACAAACCATTCCCAAGCCTAAATGGAAAGCAGGTGAATTCTGATATGAACATTACCAGGGGGAAAATCCAGACTCCTCAGAAGATTGTTATCTACGGCCCGGAGGGGATCGGGAAATCGACTCTTGCCAGCCATTTTCCTGATCCGGTCTTTTCTGATACGGAAGGATCCACAAAAAAACTGGATGTTGCCCGGTTTGATCCACCGTCATCATGGACTATGCTTTTAAGCCAGGTGGACTATGTGATTGCTCATCCGGGCGAATTTAAGACCTATGTCATTGATACAGCAGACTGGGCCCAGAAGCTTTGTATCCAGCATATTTGCGATAAGCACAATGTGGGTGGAATTGAAGATTTTGGCTACGGCAAAGGATTTACATATGTATCTGAAGAATTTGGACGATTGCTGAACAGGCTCGATGATGTGATCAGTGCCGGTATCAATGTAGTCTTAACAGCTCATGCCCAAATCGTGAAGTTTGAACAGCCCGATGAAATGGGGGCTTACGACCGCTGGGGGATGAAGCTGATCAACTCACCAAAGACTTCCATAGCAGCCATGGTTAAGGAATGGGCCGATGCGGTCCTGTTCTGTAACTATAAGACCTATGCCATTGCTGTGGATGACAAGGGTAAGAAACACAAGGCACAAGGCGGGAAACGGGTCATGTATACATCCCATCACCCATGTTGGGATGCCAAGAACCGTGACAGCCTGCCGGAAGAGATCCCGATGGAGTATGATTCCATCCGTCATATTATCGAGCATGCAGCATCAGCTCCGGTGGATAAAGAAACAGTTCCGCCTGAACCTGAAATGAATGATCTTGAAGACGTTCCTTTAGAGCAGCTGGAGTTATACCCGGAGCTGACTGAAATGGAGGATAAGCCGGCTCCTGCACCTGATCCGCCACAGGGGATACCCAAGGCCCTGGCCGATCTGATGAAAGAGGACGGTATTTCAGAGTGGGAGATTCAGGCTGTATGCGCTAAAAGAGGGTATTACCCCGAAGATACGCCGCTCAATAATTATGATCCGGAGTTCATCCAGGGATGCCTTGTGGCTGCATGGCCTCAGGTCCTGGGGATGATCAAAGAATATAACAGCGAGATTGGAAGCAATAATCCATTTACGAAAGGAGAATAAAGATGGCTGAAAATATAGATAGAGAATTAGGATGGGATGATTATATCGAAAAGGAGTCAGATTTTATATTGCTGAAGGAAGGAGACTATAACTTCAGTATCACGGGATTTGAAAGAGCCAGACATCCGGGCAGTGAGAAGCTCCCGCCCTGTAATAAGGCAATAGTGCAGGTCCATATTGAGTCCCCTGAGGGATCTACAACGATCAATCATAACCTTTTCCTTCATACCAAATGCGAAGGGATGTTATCAGCTTTCTTTGAAGGGATTGGCTTGAAGAAAAAGGGTGAAAGACTGCAGATGCCATGGAATAAAGTGATCGGCTCTACTGGCCGTTGTAAGATAACGATCCGCCGCTACAAAAATAAAGATGGGGAAGAACGGGAATCCAACCAGATCAGCCGGTTCTATCCTAAAGAAGATAAGCCGGCATTCCAAGCCGGTAAGTTCTGATGCTGGCGCTCAGGCCGTATCAGGAAGAAGCGAAAGATGCCATTTTTAAGGAATGGCAGAATGACCACAAGAAGACCTTGCTTGTGCTCCCAACCGGATGCGGCAAGACGATCGTATTTGCAAAAGTAACAGAGGATTGTGTTCGGCAGGGTAAGAGGGTCCTGATCCTGGCACACCGGGGGGAGCTGCTTGAACAGGCAGCTGACAAGATCGCCAAATCTACCGGCCTTGGTTGTGCTACAGAAAAAGCTGAAGAGACTTGTATGGGCAGTTGGTTCCGGATCGTGGTTGGATCAGTCCAGACCATGATGAGAGAAAAAAGACTGAAGCGATTTGATCCGGAGTTTTTCAACACGATCATCATTGATGAAGCCCATCATTGTATTTCCGACAGCTATCAGAAGGTCCTGCAGCATTTTCCGAATGCAAATGTCCTTGGGGTGACAGCTACCCCGGACCGTGGTGATATGAAGAATCTTGGACAGTATTTTGAATCTCTGGCCTATGAATATACCTTGCCTAAGGCCATCAAAGAGGGATACCTGTCGCCGATCAAGGCGCTTACGATCCCGCTTAAGCTGGACCTTACCGGTGTAGGCATACAGACAGGAGATTTTAAAGCATCTGACCTGGGGTCAGTGCTGGATCCGTATCTGGAGCAGATCGCGACTGAGATGGTGCAGCACTGCCGGGATCGAAAAACGGTAGTATTCCTGCCCTTGATCAAAACATCACAGAAGTTTCGGGATATCCTGCTGGAGCATGGTTTTCGGGCTGCAGAAGTCAACGGGAACAGCTCTGACAGGGCCCAGATCCTTGAGGACTTTGATAAGGGACGATACAACGTGCTGTGCAATTCCATGCTCCTGACAGAGGGCTGGGATTGCCCTTCGGTAGACTGCATCATTGTACTCCGGCCGACTAAAATCCGTAGCCTGTACAGTCAGATGGTAGGCCGGGGAACAAGACTTTGTGAAGGCAAGGACCATCTGCTTCTCCTTGACTTCCTGTGGCATACGGAAAGGCATGAGCTGTGCCACCCGGCCAGCCTGATCTGTGAAAACAAGGAAGTAGCAGATCAGATGACAAAGAATATTGAAGAAGCAGGCTGCCCGGTAGATATCGAGGAAGCCGAGACCAAAGCATCGGAAGATGTTGTTGCCCAGAGAGAAGAGGCCCTGGCCAAGCAGCTGGCAGAAATGAAGCGGAGAAAGAAGAAGCTTGTGGATCCTTTACAGTTTGAGATGAGCATCCAGGCTGAAGACCTGACCGGTTATATGCCTTCTTTCGGCTGGGAAATGGGC